ACAGCAGCCAATATTATGTCGTTTAGCACTACAGACTATGCTTTAGGTGCAAGTCTAGTAACTAGTACGAAACTAACAGCAGGTTACTCTGGACTCTACAACATTCAGTTTAGTGTGCAGTTTAAAAACACAGTTAATGATCCTGAGTTTGTAGATGTATGGTTTAGAAAAAATGGTACTAATGTAGCAGCATCAAACAGTAAATTTGGTATCTCACAAAGAAAAAGTGCAGGCGTTCCAAGTCATATGATTGGCTCATTAAACTTTTTTATTGGTTTAGAGAAAAACGATTATGTAGAGTTAGTTTGGAGACCATCTGATATTGGTGTAACGATTGAGCATTTTGGTACAGATACTTCACCTACTAGACCAGCAACACCAAGCATCATAGCCACCATGAGTTATCTATCATCGAATGGCTATACCAGTAATCTTTTTACAATGCCTTATATATCAGCAGTAACCAACGGAAGTGCCACTATTAGCCATCCAGCTAACACAGTATCAGGCATGACTTATAAATACATCATCGTAGGATAAAACTATGGCAACAACTACTACAAGCTCGCAAATTGATCCAGCGTTACTACCTTTCCTTACCCAAGGTTTGCAAAGGGCGCAGAGTCTATTCTTAACAGGACAGCAACCTGAGTTCTTTCCTGGTCAGACCTATGTAAGCCCATCGGCTGCGACTACTGAGTCGATTGCCCAACAGGAAGCTATTGCTCGCCAACAGTCTCCTGTTCTACAACAGGCTCAACAGGCTTATCAAACATCTTTAGGTCAAGTCGGACAGACTGCTGCTGGTGGATTCTTAAATGCAAATCCCTATCAACAAGCGATGATGGAGGCAGCTACTCGCCCACTAACCCAACAATTTAGCCAAGCAGTATTGCCAGGCATTTCGAGCCTTTACAGTCGATCTGGTCGATTGGGTAGCGGTAGTATGGAAAGAGCCTTGGGAACTGCTACAGAGGCTTATGGGCGGTCTCTAGGGGATATTACATCCAATATCGCAGGCACACAGTATCAACAGGAAAGAGGGCTACAGCAACAGGCTCAATTGCAACAAGCTCAGTTGGCTGGTCTAGCACCACAGTTTTATGGTCAACAGTTCCTTCCATCGCAGACATTAGCTCAAGTGGGCGCGCAACAAGAAGCAATCGCTGCACAACCTCTACAAGAGCAATTGGCTCGTTATCAGTTTGGACAAAGACTTCCATACGAACAATTATCAGGGTATCTATCATCGGTCTATGGCACTCCATTAGGAAGCTATGGCACACAAACAACTACTGCACCTACCTACCAAAATCGTGGAGCAGGTGTGCTTGGCGGTGGTATAGCTGGCGGTCTAGGCGGTTACGCATTAGGTCAAGCGTTCCCACAAATCGGTGGTACTTATGGCGCATTAGGCGGTGCAGCACTCGGTGGATTATTAGGCGGTGGATTCTTCTAATTGCTTGTAAGACGATATAGCCCTCAACAAATACAGGCTGAATGGTCTGTAATAGAGGGTTATATTGAGAAGGCAATAGAGCAGAGTGGATGTGATGAGTACGATTCTCAGGATCTTAAAAAATCCTTAGAAAGTGGATTACTAGATTTGTTTGTAGGTGTTGAAAAAGATAAAATACAAGGTGTCATCGTTATATCTTTTGTTCAATATCCGAAACAAAAAGTGGCTTTTATCTGCGCTTATGGTGGTAAGTTTGTAACTAACAAAGAGGCATACAAGCAACTATGTTTATTGTTTAAAGCATTTGGAGCAACAAAAGTTCAAGGATATGTCAGAAACTCTGTTGCACGACTAACAAAACGACTTGGATTTGTAGAAAAACAAATATTGGTGGAACATAAATTATGAGATTCAACAACAGAGCCTGTGCATTGATGGAGATTCCTGATTTACCACAAGGTGCTTTTGAGCATTGTGGAGATGGCAAGATCAAGCCTCAAGGCGGTGGCGGCGGTGGTGGAGATATTTTTTCTCCGATTACAGATCCAATCTCATCTGCTCTTGGAACGGATGGTGGCGGCGGTGGTATCTTGGGAGCAGCAGAAGATTTAGTTCAAGGAACTGGTAGTGCATTGGCAGAAGTAGATAAATTTGTAGGCAGAGAAATACCTGGTGGATGGGTAACTCCAGCACTTATTACAGCAGCAATAGCAGCACCATATGCAGCACCTTACTTAGCAGGAGAAGGTGCAGGAGCAGCAGCATTTACTGGAGCAACAGAAACAGGTCTTGCTACTCTTGCAGGAGAAGCTGCTGTAGCAGATACAGTAGGTGCTACGCTTTTATCAGAAGCAGCAACTGCTGCAGCAGCAGATGCAGTAGCCGAGGCAGCAGCAGCAGAAGTTTTTGGTCAAGCGTTGCCATACACAGAAGCATTTGATGCAGTACAACTTTCAAAACAAGGTTTAACGCCTAGTCAAATTGGAACTACTTTAAGTACATCTGGCGTTGATCCTGCCATTGGGCAATACATGGGTGAATTAGCAAGCCAAGGATTAAGTCCAGAAGCAATTGCAGAAGAAATAGCAGGTTTAAAATTTGCAGATCCATCGCAATACATTTCACAAGATGTTATGCAACAAGCTAGAAGTGGTGCATCCATATATCAAGGTGTGCCAAGTGGTGTTACTCCTGGACAAGTTCTACAAGGATTAAGAGTAGCAAGTGGATTACTAGGTGGTAGACAACAACCACAACAACAAATACCACAAATGCAGATGGGCGGTAGAACACAGATGCCACAGGGCAATGTTGATTACTCAGGTTTATACAATTTACTAGCTCTACAAAGAGCAAGAAATCCAAATTCTTTATTAGGATAAATTATGGCAATTGATCTATCAGCTTTATTCGGTCAGCAACCAGACTACTCTCAGTTAATTAGTCCTGCCGAACAACAACGATTACAGTCCAACGCAGGACAACAAGCCTTGTTAAATTCTGCTATTGCTTTGTTAGCACAATCTGGCAGAACAAGAGAGCCTATCAGCACAGGACAGTTATTTGGTAGCGCATTAGGCGCAGGCATGGAAGGCTATAACCAATCGTTTGACAGAACGCTAAAGCAGATGGTTACAGGTATGCAGTTGGGCGAGTACAAGAAAAAGCAAGATGCTCAGAAAAGGATGCAAGAGGCTATTCAAGGTGCTACAAGAGAAGTTCCTCAGTTTGGTCTTGTTCCTACAGAAACAGGTGAAATGCCTACTGCCGAAACAATGTCAGCATTAACAATGCCTATCGCACCAAAACGGACTCTTGATCTTGCTAAGTTGCAAGAGGCTATTATTCCAGAAGCAATAATGCAAGATCCACTAAAGTTTCTTGAATATCAAGCAACAATAGCAAAATCAGGACAAAAACAATTTAAGCAAATTGATCTTGGTAATGCTATTGCGTTTATGGATGACAATCTTAATATTGTTAAACAGATTCCAAAACAAAAAGAAGGAAAAGAAGTAGATACATTTGGTAGAGAAAATACATTAAGAAGTCAGTATTTAGACAAAACTAAAGACTATACAGGTATCGCACAAGCATTTGCAAAGGTAGAATCAGCAGCAAAAGATCCATCGGCAGCAGGCGACCTTTCTTTAATCTTTGGATACATGAAGATTCTAGATCCAGCATCTGTTGTTCGTGAAACTGAGTTTGCTAATGCTCAAAATGCTGCTGGTGTTCCAGATCAAATTAGAAATATGTATAACAGAGCATTAAGAGGCGAAAGACTTGGGGAAGCTCAACGAGATGATTTTGTTAATTCTGCTAAAAAGTTAGTTGTAAGTCAAAAAGGACAACTAGATAACCTTAATAAACAATACACAGATATTGCAACATCTTATCAATTAGACCCAACAAAGATTATTGTTGATCCATTTAAAACATTAGATTTAACATTAAAACCATCTGATAAAAAACCAAAACCATCTGCAAGAGAGCAATTAGGCATTCCTCAATTGCCAGCAGGTGTTATTGTTAGACAAAAAGGATAACTATGCCTATTTATGATGTAGAGATTCCTGGCAGAGGTAAGTTTGAGGTAGAGTCAGCACAAGAATTGACTCCAGTTCAAGCGTATCAATATGCTTTAAGTCAATCAGAACAAAAAATGGCTTCTGAGGTTTCTGCGCCTAAAACTGGTGGTTTAAGAGGTGCAAGAGATACATTAGATTCTTTAGCTCAAATGCTACCAAGAACTTTGGCTATGGCTACATCTTTAGGTGGAACTGTAGAAAATGATGTAAGTAAGTTTTTTACAGAAGAAGCTAAAAAAGTAGATGCATTAAACAAGGCTGTAGAACAAAAGTATCAACAAGAAAGAGCAGCAAGAGGCGAAGAAGGCACAGACTTTATGCGAGTGCTTGGTAATATTGCATCTACTATTGTTCCGGCAGCAGCAGCACCATCTTTGGTCGCAAGAACATCGCAAGCTCTTACTAGCGTTCCACAGTTAGTTTCTACAGGTCAAGCAATTGGTAGAGTAGCAGCAACTCCTGTTGGTCAGGCTGCCATTGGTGGAGCAGCAGCAGGCGCATTAGAGCCTGTATTAGATACAGAACAGTTTGCTACAGAAAAACTAAAACAAGTTGGTCTTGGCGCAGTAACAGGCGCAGGAACTCAAAAAGTATTATCTGGATTAGGTCGTGTGTTATCACCACAAACATCTGCCGAAGCTAGAAAACTAGCAGAACAAGGTGTTCAACTTACACCAGGACAGATACTAGGTGGCACAGCCAAAAAGCTAGAAGAAGCAGCCAAGAGTATTCCTTTTGCTGGTGATATTGTTACAGCAGCAGAAAAGCGGTCTATAGAAACATTTAACAAGGCTGTTATAAACGAAACACTAGAGCCATTAGGTAAGAAAGTTCCAAAGTCTTTGTTTGGCAGAGAAGCAATTACATTCGCTGATGATGCCATTTCTAACGCTTATAATAAGGTTTTAAGTAAAGTTAAAGTTTCTGCTGACAATACATTATTAGATGATTTAGCTGCTATTACATCAGATGCAAGTAATATATTGCCAACAGACAGGGCAAATCAATTAGCAAAAATTGTAGATGACAAGATCCTTAACAGAATGAAGTCTGGTGAAATTACAGGAACAGCATGGAAGTCTATTGACTCCGATCTTGGTCGATTGGCTAAGAACTTCCTTACATCATCCGATGGAGATCAAAGACTTTTAGGGTCTGCTATTAAAGAATCTCAGTTAAGTATTCGCAATCTATTAGCTAGGGTAAACCCTCAGTATGCAGAACAAATAAATAAAGCTAATCAATCTTTTGCAAAGTTCTTGCGAGTAGAAAGAGCAGCAAGTGGTGTTGGCGCACAAGAAGGCGTATTTAGCCCTGCACAATTATTGTCTGCTACAAAAGCATTAGATGAATCAATTAGAAAAGGCGCATTTGCTAGAGGTGAGGCTGGTATGCAACAAACAGCCGAGGCAGCCAAAAAAGTAATGGGTGCTAATTTGCCTGATAGTGGAACAGCCTATCGTGGCATGACAGGTCTTGGGGTATTGGGTGCTGGATACATAGAGCCTACTGCATTACTAGCCCCTATTGCTGTTGGTGCTGCATATACTCAACCGGCACAAGCTGCACTAAGAGCGTTATTGATGCAAAGACCAGAGTTAGCTAGAACTTTAGGAACTCAATTACAACAAGTATCACCTGTATTAGCTCCTGCTGGAACAGCAGGATTATTAGGACAGTAAAAGGAAAATCATGGCATATACAAAGTATTCTCTAACCCCTGCTAATAACACAGCAGCACCTCCAGATGGTGCGCCAGAGGGAATGTTGCCATCCGCAGTAAACGATACTATGCGCGATATGATGGCGCAGATCCGAGATGTCGGAGATGGTATTCGAGATGGCACATATACCATGACAGCACCTAAGATCACAGGTGGAACAATTACTGGCGCAACCTTAACAAGTAATACCTTTACAAGTCCTGTTATTTCTGGTGGCTCAATTAACAATACGCCTATTGGTGCTACGACTGCTAATACAGGCGCATTTACTACTTTATCGGCTACAGGCGCAACAACTTTTAGTGGTGCAACAGTAGTCTCTGCAAGCCTAACAGCTAATACTTTTTCTAGTTCTGGTGCAACAATTACAGGTGGCTCAGTATCAGGAATCACCGACCTAGCAATAGCAGATGGTGGAACAGGAGCATCTACAGCAGCAGCAGCTAGAACAAATCTAGGATTAGATGGATTTGTTAATATGAAGAACCGCATCATTAATGGTGCGATGGTTATTGACCAGCGTAATGCTGGTGCTAGTGTTACTCCTACAGCAAATGGCACTTATACGCTTGACAGATGGCAAATGGGGTTAAGCAACGCTTCAAAATATAGCGTTCAGCAAAGTTCAACAGCGCCAACTGGGTTTTCTAACTCGTTATTAGTAACTTCATTGGCGACTACAGTTTTATCGGCTGTTGATTTTTATTCTGTATTGCAAGCAATAGAAGGTTTCAATACTTCTGATTTAGAATTTGGAACAGCTAACGCAAAGACTGTTACTGTATCGTTTTGGGTGCGTAGTTCATTAACTGGTACTTTTGGTGGGTTTCTTCAGAATTCTGCAAGCAATAGAAGTTATCCTTTTAGTTACACAATTTCTGTTGCAAACACATTTGAATATAAAACAGTAACCATTGCTGGTGATACAAGCGGAACATGGATTGGTGCTACTAATGGTGTTGGTTTATTTGTCGGATTTAGTCTTGGCATGGGAACAGACCGCATAAGTACCGCAAATAGCTGGCAGACTGGAAATTATCGTTCCGTTACTGGTGAAACATCCGTAGTCGGCACAAACGGAGCAACTTTCTATATCACAGGAGTTCAGCTAGAGGTAGGCTCTACAGCTACTAGCTTTGATTACAGACCTTATGGAACTGAATTGGCTTTAGCACAACGCTATTGTCGTTCCTATTCAAGTTATCCACTTGGTCGCATACGAGATGCTGACACAATGCAAGGAGGCGGACCTGTTTTTGGAATAACTATGAGAGCTACTCCAACATTGCGTTCTGGTGCAAGTTTTACAGTATCTGCTGGTTCAAATGGAACACCTCAAATTTTGAGTGGCGTTGGATATGCATCAAGCCCAGATACTGTTTTACTTAGTAACTCAGCAGCTAATTGGACTGCTACTTCAATGTGTGCTTTTACTGGAATATTTGAGGCTGAACTATGAACTTTACATATAAAAAATCTAAAACTGTTGATGGCATGGAAAACCAAGTTATCTTGCGCTCTGATGGTGCTTGCATCCCATTCGACCCAGCCAACACAGACTACCAAACATTCAAAAAAGAAGTCTTAGCTGGTGCAGAACTACAAGATTCTGAGGGTAATGTGATGACGGATGCTAGTGCGTTTATAGCGACTTTGCCATGAAGTTTATCATTGACTGGGTATTTGATAGGTTTGGATACATTCAAAAGGAAACTTTAAATATTTCTAAACCTTGCAAAAAAGTCGCGACTAAAAAGAAAACTGTTGCAAAAAAGTCGCCAGGTAAACGGAGGCTAGGATGAACGATAAGTTTGAATTTGATCCATTCAAATTTGGTGGTCTAGTAGCTCAGGTCGAGCATCTGCAAGAAAAAGTAGATAGCATGGAATCTGATATTAAGAAGTTAGTCGCTATGGCAGAGAGGTCTAAAGGATCTCTTTGGGCAATTATGGGGGCTTGCTCTGTCTTTGGTGGCTTTGTAGCTTGGTTAGCAGATTTATTCTTTAGAAAGTAATCCTATGTATGTCAGACCAATTCGGGTTTTTGGAGGGCGCAAAGTCTTTTAGCGAAAGCGTAAAGACAGGCAAAGAAGCCGGTAAAACTATCGGTTCATCTATCGAGGATGTCCAAAAAGAAGCAGCCTCGGTAGCACAACAAAAAGCCTTAGAACGCAGAAGGCAGATCAGAGAAGCAGAAGTCCTAAAAGAGCAGTATTTCAAACGAGCCATGATTCAATGGCAAAAACAAGAAGATATAAGACTAAAAGAAGAACAGGTCAAGAAAGACTTTGTAAAACATCATGGTCAAAAAAGATGGTCAGAAGTAGAAACCATTAAAGCAAAGATTGAAAAACAAGAGAAAGAAATAGAAAATGAATTTAGAAAAGATTTGGCAGAAGTGCGTAGAGTTATGTATATGTGTTATGCGTTGGCTGCAATCGTTGCCTGGTATATTACTTGGGGTCATAAAGGGTAAATAATGTTCACACTAATCTCTACAGCTTTGTCCTTCCTAATGGGTGGACTACCTAAACTCCTAGACTTCTTTCAAGACAAGTCCGACAAGTCTCACGAACTAGAGCTTGCTCGTATGCAAACGGAGAGAGAACTCCAAATGCTAGAAAGAGGCTACGCAGCACAGGCTAGGGTCGAGGAGATACGCACAGACCAAGTCCAGATGCAGACTCAAGCACAAGAACGCACAGCTATGTATCAGCACGATATAGAGATCGGTAAGGGTGCAAGCCAATGGATCATCAACCTACGAGCCTCTGTACGCCCTGTAGTTACCTACCTATTCGTTTTACTCTTAATTATTGTAGACATTGCCTCTATCTGGTGGGCTTGGTCTAGCGGTGCAGCGTTTGCCGAGGCTATCCCTTTGGTGTTTGATGCAGACGAGATGCAGATCCTAGCCTCTATTATTGCCTTCTGGTTCGGTACGCAAGCCTTTGCTAAGAAATGATTGACCATAAAGTTATTGAGATGATTAAGCACCATGAGGGTGTTAAACAAAAGCCTTACCAATGCCCTGCACTACTTTGGACTGTTGGTGTTGGTCATGTCATAGATCCTAACCATGCTAGAGTACCACTAGCAGAACGAAAAGCTCTGCCCATTCCTAGCGGATGGGATCGAGTCTTAACGATGGGAGAAGTAGATGAAATTCTTGCTAAAGATTTGGCGCGGTTTGAAAGCGGAGTACAACGATTATGTCCTAGTGGGCTTACTGCTGGTCGGTTTGGCGCACTTGTGTCTTTCGCCTTCAATGTTGGACTCGGTAATCTCCAAAATTCTACCCTTCGGATGAAACACAATAGGGGTGAGTTTGAGGGTGCTGCCGAGGAGTTTCTAAAGTGGAATAAAGCCGGTGGTAAAGAATTAAAAGGACTGACTACTAGACGAAAAGACGAAAGAGCCTTATACCTCTCATAATATCTTGCCGTACTTAAACAAGGTGTTCTTGTCCACTAAAAATGCTTTCTTGATCTGACTATCCCCCTCCCCTATAAACTCTACATACTGTAGTTTACTCAGGAATATGCACTTAAATATGTGCTTGACCGGCATGATGACAAACATCTGCCCATCGTAGAAAACCCAGTAATCAGCTTGGGTAGCCATTAGTCCTGAGTCTTTCCCATACATCTCTATCTCTACAACGATATTGCCTGTTCTTTGGCTCATCGGGTCAAACTTTACCTCTACAGCTTTATTGATCTCTGGTATCCATATATCGTACCCCTTAAAAGCGTTTACAAGGGTCGCACAAGGGTATTTCTTTCGTAGGATAGCTAAGACCCTTTCTTCTATCTCCAAACCCCTCTGTAGGTCGTTTTGGAAGGTCATTAAGCCACCCTGATCGGAAGGGGGGTGGCACTCCTTGAAAGGGTGTGGCATTGCGCCACTAATGCCGATCTCATCGGGGATTACATACAACTAACTACTGTTCCACAAATAGTACACACTTGTAGCTTACCACCGACAATTAGTGTCTGTGTCTGACAAGCATACGCACTTCCTAGTAACATATATGTTACCAATCCTATAGCAATCTTTTTCATGTCTTTCTCCTAAAAGGGAATGTCATCTTCAATACCACTACTCTTAGGCAACTCATCATCGCCCTTGGGAGTAAAACCTTTTTGTTTCGGATCACCAATACGACCCGATAAGAACTTCCCCTTTTTGCCTTCCTTTAGCCAAGCATCAAACCAATGCTCTACTCCGTTAATCTTAATAGACCCCTTGTAATCGGGGTGTTTCTCTGTGAGCTTTTTGTCGTTCTTAAATAGACTAAAGCTACCATCTTTCATCTCATAGGTCATTTCTGCCTCGCTTTTAGTTGGTTAAATAGGTCTAAGACCTCGCTTAAAAACTGCTTTACTTCTACTTCCATCGAGTCGATATACTCCTGATCCCTCTCGACTCGTACTACAAACAACTGCAAGTCCTCTGGCACTCTAGGATCGAATGATACAAAGTCGCACCATTTCGCGCCTGTACAAGCCATCTGGCATTGCATTTGTGGGATGTATTTACTCGGAGCTTTGTTCTCCAAAACTGTTTCAATATGGTTAGCTGTGTTGGGCGCTTTTATCTCAATGAGACCTTCCCCTACAATGCCATCAGGAGAGCATCCAAAGCCTTCTATTGTGGGATGGTCTACGAACCCCTCCTCCTTTACAAAAGTGCCTGTATGAGCCTCGTATGCCATCCTAGCGAATGGCTCTTGCTCTGTACCCCATTCCATTGCAGCATTGGTAAACGACTCCCCTGCCTTGCCGGTCAATCGCTGAACCACTAACTCCATCTTGTAGTTCTTACGACTTGCTGACTCGCCAGACTTAATCTTGGCTAAAACATCTGCGACCCGACTAGCAGTAACTTTGCCTAATCTGGCAGCAAACCATTCTTCTGTTCTTTGTTCCATACAATCCCTTTCAATGGATTTTTTGATCCGCATGAATCTGCTGTAAGCAGTCATTCAGAAACTTTACCATAATCTGTGAAACTTCTAAAGATAAATCTGATCCCTCAATTTCGATAGCAAACTGAAAGGGAGCAACCTCGGTTACTGTCATTACTGCTTGAGATACTGGTTCAGACATATTTTGATCGTTGCATAGCCTCTGCTATAAAACACCGATTCTCCCCTTTCATTTTCTTTTGGTACTCATCACTACAGTCATCACAGACTGTAACTCTCTCTCCTGATCCCCTCCTGTAATACTGCCATTTTCTATAATCTGATTTGGAATGAAAGCATACAGGATACCAATCATTCTTTATCGTCATCGGCTGGAGGTTCTTGGGGGTCTCTGCGAATAAGCTGTGTATCGACTCCATCATTTTCAAACTGCCTTTGGTATGCGAGAGACAAGGCATCAATGGCTGCATCCCAACCCGAAGCAAAGAAATGCTCGCAGATCATAGACTGCCCAAAAGGAATATCTACTTCTTTTAGGGTCTTGTAAAACGCATCCATGCAATGCTTGTTTCTCATTTTATTAATTCCTCAATCCAAGAAGTTGCCAATTCCCAAGACACCTTTATTATCGCAAAAGGTAACAAAATGTAAACACCTATCTCTACTAGGATTTTTGCCACTTTTTCCATTGCACAACTCCTGGTATCTCTGGCACATTTACATTCTCTAAAGTCCTTGCCGACAATGCGCGAAACTCTGCCCATTTCTTTTGGTACTTAGCTTGTTCGCTTGCCGGTACATAGCCATAAATCTTGCGCCACCGAATCGTAATATCTGTAGAACTTGGTGTGTAAATAAAATCATTTTCTTGCATATTTTCTCTCCGCTTCTCGTTTTAAACAATGTTCGCATTTCCATCTCATAACTGGTCGAACCCTATTTCCTGCTGCTACCAACTTAAAACCAGCTTTTGGTCTATCAGCCTGACAAGAACTACACCACTTTTTCTCCATCCCATCCTTCCTTTATATAACCATATTCCGAAACATCTACTACGGCTGTGAGCTTTAAACATACATCGCATTGGTCGATCCATGATCTGTGGTTCTCCGAACTTTTTAGTGGATGTGTACCCCAAGCCTTACCGCACTCAAAGCACACATTGTCTGGCTGCACATCAGCTAGTTTCACTCAGTTCTGCCTTCCGCTTTTCTTTGGCATCGTTTACCTTCTTCATCGCCTCTTTGTCCTTAGACACTTCCTTAAACGCTTGGGCAAAGTTCACCTTGAGTTCTGGGATGTCCTGAGAACCTAATATCTTTTCTACAAATTTCGTAGAATCCACCTCTATATCATCCCACAAATCCTCACCGACATAAAGAGATAAACCGAGACCATGTAGAGCAATAGCTTTAGCCAGGCATCTTTGCATTGCAGTATTAACTGCAAACGCATCGGGATTCGGTACTGCCTTGTTGCGATAGTCCATGACCGGCAACTGCGCTGTCATTGACTTGCCAAACGCATTAACTGTGCAAAACACCATTACAGTCTCACCAAACAATACAGGTTGACCATAACTCCAAGTAGCTTGTGGATCGTGTTGTAGCAATGTGTCTACAGCCCATGCCCAAGACAGATAAGACAAACCATTCTTCTTCTCGATCTTATCCGATACATCTACATTCCTAAGTTCTAAATATTTAGACATTATTCTTCCTCCGCAATCAATTTGTTTTCAATATGGTCGTGGACTAGAAAATAAATAGCCCGACCAAACTTTTCCCATTCACCTTTATCTGCATACTCTCGCAGATTTTCCCACTTCTCAGCACCAGCATAATCCGCAGTTGCATCTGCAAGATACTCTTGGAAGTTATCCAAGTCCATCGGATCACATGGCTTACCTTGTTTCATATAGGTAGTCCACACATATTCCTGATGGTCATCAGCTTGCGCCATTTGCCGGTATGGTTCTTCTAACCAACTATCATATTTACTCACGATACACCCCCTGTTTTCCAAACATACACAATCATTGCTGGTGCAAGCATAAGGATAGCTGCCACAGCACCCCAAAATATATCTTTCCATTCACCTTTAAAATCTTTCATTATTTACCTTTCCATTTTTTAACAAACTTGGTAAGTTTTACATAATCAGATTTTGGTAATACATAGTCAATGTATTCGTTTTCGCCTTCATCCTCAAGGTCTAATTCATGTTGTGCGCGAAACACTAGATGGTCAATAGTGCCATCAAGGTCATCGCTATTTACATGAGGTAACCTATCAAATTCTGCTTTAGCTTTTTCGTACATTTGATTTCCCTTTCAAAGAAATAAGCAAACATCGCCTATATGTAGAATATCATAAATGTAGAATAAATGTAGAATATTTACTAGGGATATACCCTAATATCTACATTTACCTATTTTGGGTGTAGAATCAATGTTCTACAAAAGGAGATAACATGAATACTGTTGCAAAAAAACAACACTTTGATAAATTATTAGAGGTCTTTGGCACATATAAGGACATCGCGCACCATCTTGGCATGAAGTATGTAACTGTCTATGCCTGGTCTATGCGGAACTCTATCCCCAAGAAACACCACGAAGCCATCATAGAAGCCTCGTTTGGCAAGATAACAGAAGAAGACCTTGCCTAACTACAATCAGCGTACAAAGGCTCTATACGAGTCTCAGGGGTATAAATGCGAAGTGGTCGAATCCTACAACTCTTTTACAAAACGAAAAAAAGATATGTTTGGCATACTCGACATGGTGGCTATTGGAAACGGAGAGTCTTTAGGCATACAAATGACATCCAAAAGTAATATGTCATCCAGAATTAAAAAGATCCAAGAAAGCGAATATCTCCCTGAGCTTATTAGGTCTAAGTGGAGAATTATAGTAATTGGCTGGTTTAAGAAACCTAATGGGAGGTACGACTTTAAAGAATTTGAGTTTTGATTTATAATTACATTAGCAGATTGATACCTGTTTGTAGTAATCCACAAGACCCTATAGGGTAGCTTTGAGCATTTAGCAAAAGTCGTGGATTCTTTTGTTAAGTGGTATCAACTTAGAGCTACCTTATGGGGTTTTTCTATTTCTGCTCGCACTCCAGGCGAAACATAGTGCTTATATCGGCAGCGTGGAAGAAAAGATAGGCTCACTACTAGGATGGCAAGCCTCGCAGACTTAAATGGGTACTGCACAAATTTGTAGATCAAGGGTGATATATAAGTCTACAAATGATTGAACATTATCTTAGGAAGGATTAGTCTGGTAACAGATGGATCAGGTTGATAAGGCATATCACCTAAAGTAGAGTATTGTCTAAATATATACAAAAGCTACTTTTTTATACAAGTTAGGATTGATATATATAAAATATACACAAGATGTATAGTTATTTAAATATTTACCTACAAGTTGTATATTGTTATATAAACATTACTTAAAGGTAGTTAATGTATTAAATATGGATCATTATGGATGAACAAACATACAGAAAACAAGCTCTACAATTCCTAGAGAAAGAGGATCGTTTTCCTTGTAATGCCTTTCCCTGTCTAGGAGACGATAACGGACATGGGTTTGATGAACACTATGTTTATCATGTTGCCTGGGCAGTTAGAAAGATAAACGAAGTAAACCCCAAGATCCATTACGACATCAGCTCATCTCTACACCTTTGCACTACCTTAGCTGCCACCATTCCTACTAAGTTCTTTGACTATCGCAAACCAAACCTACAAGTACCAAATTTGTTAGTAGGCAGAATAGACATTAGTGTAGAAAACCTAGACCCTGTAGAGTCTCTTTCTTGTTGCCATGTTGTAGAACATATTGGTCTTGGTAGATACGGAGATCAGCTAGACAATACAGGCGATCTAAAAGCTATCCAAAACCTCAAGAAAAGCGCAGGAAAGCATTTATTCTTTGTCGTGCCTGTAGGTATCCCCTGTGTGGAATTTAACGCCCATAGGATCTATAGCCCTGTTTATATCGCATCTCTGTTCCCAGAGTTCAAGTGCCAAGAGTTTTACCTTATTCCGAACAATGGAGAAAAGCCAAGTGTTAGTCTTATACAAGAGTTAGACCTACCTTATGCTTGTGGGTGCTTTCACTTTATTAGGGAAAATACTTAGGACTTATTTGTAGAACTCGTATAAGATTATTAAAGTTTCATGCACAAAGGGGAAAAAATGATTATCAAATCAAAGTTTTGGTATATTTTACAAAAGCACATAGAGCTAAGAAAAAAAAAGTGAGTGCTTGGCTTATTATTGTTACCGGCTTGATCTATGCCTATATTGGGTGCGAACAAGCCCTAAAAGGGAATGTGCCTATGGCAGTTGTATATACAGGATATGCGTTTAGTAATGTGGGTCTTTACATCTTGGCGAGTAAATAATGCATTGGAATCATAGAGTGGTTGACTTTTCAGACGAGAACGATGGAAATCCTTGGGTCGAGGTATGCGAGGTCTTTTACGATAAGAACCATGAGCCTTATCTATACACAGCTAGAGGTGTCGGTGTAATGGGAGAGGACTTAGAAGAAGTAAAGCAGAATTTATTTCGTATGTTAGATTGCTTAAATAAGCCAGTTCTTATGAAAGCAGACTTTAACAAAAACATAAAGGTGTGGATGGATGAAGATACAAGTCAAGATAATTAGCGAAAACATAGATGGCTCTGCGAATGTAGAGGTAGAGTATGATAAGGAAGGTCATAAGTTGTTGTTGCAGCATGGTTTAGAAAGTATGTTGGTAAAGGCAATAGAAAACATGAAAGGGAAAAGGGATGGAGTTCAATATGTTTTGGGCGCAGTACCCAAGAAAAGTAGGAAAGCTAACAGCGCAAAGATCGTGGCAAAAGATGCCAGACGATCACAAACAAAAGGCACTAGAGGCAATAGTAGAGCATCGTAAGTATTGGACAGTTAAAGGCACAGAGCTAGATTACATACCTCATGCAAGTACCTGGCTAAACAATCAACGCTTTTTTGACGAAATTGTTATTGAAGAAAAGCAAAACAAAAGACCACCTTTACCTTGGTATGCAAGCGATGAACTTACTTTAGCTAAAGGCAGAGAGTTAGGATTAAACCCATATGCAGGAGAATCTTTTGCTCAGTTTAGGGCTAGGCTGTCGGCTAAGATTGGGTCGGTAGGTGTAGGATCGTGAAGGTTTTGCCTATTAAGAATGATGAGACTTATTCTTGGTTACTGCAAAAGCATTATGCAAAGCGAATACCACAGATTATGTATGCTTTTGGTTTATATGATGACGAGCATCTTGTTGGTGTAGTTACTTATGGAATACCAGCAAGCCCCTCATTATGTATGGGAATTTGTGGAAAAGAATGGTCTGACAAGGTTTTAGAATTAAATCGCCTTTGCTTGCAAGATAACACTAAAAATCAATCTAGTTTTCTTGTATCTAATTCTATAAAACTTCTACCAAAGCCAACTATAGTAGTTTCTTACGCTGATACTGGTCAAGGTCATGTTGGATATGTGTACCAAGCTACGAACTTTTTATATACTGGTTTGTCTGCAAACAGAGTTGATTGGACTGTTAAAGGTTTAGAACATAAACACAGCAAAACATTGTCAGATGGCATGACATTAGAAAGCATTAAAGAAAAATATGGTGATGATTTTTATTACGCAGAAAGAAGTAGAAAACATAGGTACATATATTTTCATGGCACAAAGCAACAAAAGAAATTGCTAAAAAGTTTACTTAAATATAATATCGAACCTTACCCTAAAGGAGATAGTAAAAAATATGACTCAGGAAGTAGAGTCGAAACACAAGCACTCTTATTCGGATGAATACAAAGTTCGATGTGCTGTAAGACAGTTATTGATTTGGAGAGAAAATTGGGGTTTGCAAAAGTTTAGAAAATATCTATCAGAAAATAAAATTGATAGCAAAATACTAAATATGGTTGCAGACCAATGGCAAAAAGGAAACAAAGGGGAAAAAGACAAATGGATATAGATCCAACAAAAGCAGTAGAGTACATAATGAAGTATTCGGGAGACTTTGCTAAAGCCAAGGCAAACAGAATCTACCTAGAGAACTTCCTAAAGTCTAAGCGAAGTATCCTTATGTCTAAGTCATCTGCTAAGTCTGTCGCAGCAGCAGAAGTAGATGCCTATGCTGACCCAGAGTATATAGGGCTACTAGAGGGCTTAAAAGAGGCTGTGGAGTGCGAGGAAAAAATCAAATGGATGCTGACTGCTGCACAACTCAAAGTCGAGATATGGCGCAGTTTAGAGGCTACCAATCGGTCTGTAGATAATCATGCTCGATAGCGATTTTGTCTACATCTGGGCATTGATTGTGTTTCTTATTGTTTACATTTCTATAAAGATTGGTACAAAATAGTGGACTCTACAAATTACAATTTATACCTAAATAGGTATAACGAGATGTTAAAGACAGCACACCATTTATCTCAGTTGCTAAAGAAAACAAGAGAAGAAAACGAATACCTAAGAAAATGTATAGAAACAAAAAACTCCTAGAAATTGCTAGACTATTACCATGTCAACATTGTGGGATAGAAGATGGAACTGTCGTGGCTGCACATTCCAACCAGTTACGAGATGGCAAAGGTCGTGGACTTAAGGCATCCGATTTTCGCATTGCAAGCCTCTGTTTTCGCTGCCATGCGGAAGCCGATACATCTAGCACACTTACAAAAGTCGCAAGGATTGAGATGTGGGAACAGGCGCACCGCGCAACCATTGGTGAACTTTTTGAACGAGGACTTGTTGTAGTTAATTCAAAGCTCTAAGGGATCAAACCCTAAAGACTCTGCTACTAACTTAGCTCTGTATCTAAAAGTCTTATCGTGCTTTGTCCAAGCACAAGTAGAAGTGTTCCACCTACTAGCGTGGATGGCTTCATGCGCCATTGTACGGATACAGGTCTCTATAAAGCCATTTCTAGCTGCTGATATTGTAATGATGTGTTCATACTTGTCTGCACCATCATCGTACAAGTAAGTTCCCATTGTGTCTGGGTCGTAATCCACAATAAACTTTATCTGCTCTGCAAGAGGCATATCCCATTTATCAAAAGGCTCACACACCACAAGCATATTGTAGATATTCTTTAGGATAGTGGAGGTTAATTTCATACTTTTAACAACTGACCCCGAAAGTAAATTAAACCCTCATCCTCATTAATAACTTCTGCAAGTTCAGGAGGCATGAGTTTGCCATTGATAAAGGTCAATACTGCAAAACCAGCCCGCCAGTTGACAGGATTATTTTCTGTGTACGCAAACTGGTTATCTTTAATACAAGCCATAGTTCCTGTATCTACACCATATCGTGTGCCGGTGTAGTCAGTCCAAGGTGTTATCTTGAGAGAATGTAGATGACCTGAAACAAAACTCGTACCCGATTTCATTGTATTGTTGTAGACCGCATGGATGCCGTTATGCCATCTGTGTTTAATCATACAGGTCTGATTAACCATGATTGACCAGTACCACTTCCAATGCGGAGTGTGATCTGCAATATCAAAACCTTTGATGCCCTCGTACTGTGGCAGGATGTTGGATAGTTTGCCTGAGAATCGTAAGTCGTGATTACCAATCGTAATCATTAACTTACAACCTGCTGGTCTTACTTTTTCAATATCCCCAAGTCTTTCTTGTATCTCGTCTAGTTCTTCTTTGACTGTAGGAGTTTTCTGCCAACCGATGCGATGATGTGCTGAGATACTAGCAAAGTCGGCTATATCCCCATTGAGAATGACAATCTTTGGTTTTAGATACTTTACAAACTGAACAAATCCTTTATGGGCTGTCGTAGTGTACTCTGGGTTATAGTGGCAATCCGATCCGACTAAGATTACACCATTGTCAATTGTGATATTAGCTTGTGTTTGCTCATCGGGAATATAAATCTTAGGCATCCCACTTGGAGTCAAAGCATCTAAAATAATGTCATATTGATGCTCTATAGTTCTGCGTCTTTTTAAGGTATTGCGTACACTAATACCGATAGCTTGACTAACTTTTTCGGGGGATTGATGTTCTTTCCAAAAGGCTATAAATTCTTCATCTGTGCAGGAGGCTTTAGCCATAAATATCCCAAAGTAGTTAACATATTGAAATAATACAGAAAATTTGTATACAATTATACAATTCATTAAACACAGGAATGTGAATGACATTAGATGACCGCTTACGAAACTGGGCTTGGTATGTCTCTGGATCAGTTATTCCACAGCCAGACTCTACTTGTCGATCATTTGAAAAGAACTACATTCCCGAACTTGGCAACCTTTACGCACCCGAAGAACCACACTACGAACCCGACAACCAAGATGGAGAGTTAATCGAACAAGCAGTTAAGGGTTTACCCTTAGAACTCAGAAAGATGCTAAAGGCTCGTTATATAAGCCACCCATACGCTAGTCAGAATCAACTAGCCCATCACCTTAGAATATCTACAAAGCGATTCGAAACAGACCTACACAATGCTAAAAAGCGACTCCAAGACCAACTCGACAAGAAAACCAAATCTAAGGACTATGCGGATATGCTCAAGGTGTCAGGAGAGAAAGACAACCGAGAATGGGATTTTCGAAATCTACAACAATGGGATTAATGAACGATTTATTTGTTTTCATTGTAGAAAGCCTAAAAATGTTTTATAATTTGCTTGGGTCATTGCACCCAGAATTTAGTGATTCTTCTTTATAGCCCTAGCAATAGGGCTTTTTTTTGGGTGCGATATGAAAGAAAAAGGTATGTCAATAATGATCGGTCTGTTAGGCAAAGAGCCTAAGATGGCTGAGAAGTCCGAGGGCGGTCTATTAGAGTCCGATACCGAGTCTTGCCCACTCTCGACAGTTGATGCCGATATTAACAAAGGCAACAAGAAAAAGGCTATCTTGACCGCCAACTATGGTGCGCGTAAGGATGGCGAAGGTAAATGTAAAGCCTGCGAATACTATATGCAAGGCGAAGAAATGACCAAGTGCGGAGTTGGTAAAGGCATGGGTCATTGTGCTATATTCGACTTTGTATGTGCCGATGAGAATGGCTGTCAGGCTTGGGAAGCTGTCGGTGAGGAAGAAGAATACGAGGAGGAAGAATGAAACAGGGTCTCTACAGTAATATCGCAGCAAAGAGAAAACGGATAAAAGAAGGATCAGGCGAGAAGATGAATAAGCCTGGTAGCAAAGCAGCACCTTCCGCAGCAGACTTTAAACAAGCAGCTAAAACTGCTAAACCTTACAAAAAGAAATCTTGAGATTAGGGATAATAATCCCATATAGAGACAGAGAGGCGCATCTAACCAAGATGCTCCCTCATACAGTCTCATTTTTTCGTAGAAATACCGACATAGAACCATTGTTTGTTCTAGCCGAACAAGACGATGATCTACCTTTCAACAAAGGCGCAATACTCAATCATGCTTACGCAGCTTGTGCAGGCATGATCGATTATGTGTGTTTTAACGATGTAGACTATATGCCAATGTGGGCAGACTACAGCGAACCTAGCCTACCAAGCAGAATAGTCTGGTATGGACTGGATAAACGACCAGTAGGACATGGTACAGACAGAGCAGTAATCGCGCAACGCTACGGATTAGCAGCAGTTGCAGTCATGCGTAAGTGGCATTTTGAAGCCTGTAACGGATACTCCAATACTTATTGGGGATGGGGCTACGAGGACACAGACCTTGCTAAAAGGCTCGAATCAGTCGGGATACCCCTAGGGTACAAAGATGGTACTTTTATCGCCCTAGATCACGATTCTAACGGCTACGATGCCAACGGAGAGTCCGAGGCAAGCAAGGCAAACGCAGAACGATTTAAGCATAGGGTTTACCCTGATATGGTAGATGGACTTAGTACACTAGGTGCTACAGTTGTTTCTATAGAACAACATATCGCAAGAGGCATGGCAGATGGAGAAGAAGCACCTTTGTTATGGTGCAAATATAACCTAGAGGATCTCTATGAACAAGGCACAAAAGAAAATCGGTAAAGTAATGGGCGAGTACAAAGAAGGAAAGCTACATTCTGGCAAGGGCGGTAAAGTTGTTAAGAATCCCAAGCAAGCCATCGCTATTGCTATGTCAGAAGCCGGTAAGTCTATGCGAGTCAAGAAGTGAAAATCCGAGAGGCTGCTGGAGTATTAGAAAGAATCGGTGTAGCGGGATTTAATAAACCCAAAAGAACACCAAACCACCCTACTAAAAGCCATGTAGTCGTAGCAAAAGAAGGCGATAAGGTAAAGACCATCCGTTTTGGTCAGCAAGGAATGACAGGTAGCCCACCAAGAGAAGGTGAGTCGCAAGCAGACAAGGCAAGAAGAAAGTCATTTAAGGCAAGACACGCTAAGAACATAGCCAAGGGCAAAATGAGTGCAGCGTTTTGGGCTGACAAAGTTAAGTGGTAATAAATAAAGGATAGATATGGCAAGCCTGTTAGACCTGGAACTAGGAACACAGTTTGTTCCCACAGAAAGGTCTGTAAATCCCTTGTTGGATTTAGGCAGGTCTGTAGCAAGAGGTGTTCCACAAGCAGTTACTGGATTTGTAGATTTAGCAGCATTGCCATTTACTTTATCTGGTTTACTAGATCCTAATAATGTAGTAGGATCTACAGATTACCTTACTGCTAGAGGGTTTTTGCCACAACCATCTCAGAATCTGCTTGGTCAGACTACTGAGTTGTTATCGTCTGCCGTTACTCCTGCTGGAGTCGCAAAGACTTTTACAACATTGGCAAAACCTCCAGTATTAACAAAATTTGGACAATCTGTAGAAGCACCAACAGGAATATTAAATGAAAAGCCAGCCTTCACAACCAAAGAATCAGGTGGAATCCTCGAAGTCGAGCCTACAGGATCTCAGGGAATCTCACAGCAAACTTTTGGAACAGTTCCGGCAGAAGGGATATATCCTGGAACAGCTATCTCCACTAGAGGAGTCGGACAGTCTGTATATGGCATTGACGAACAAGAGGCGAACAGGCAAGTTCAATCTCTCTTAACAAATCCAGAGACAAACAGAGCTTTTCAATTAGCATCAACAATAACCCAGACACAAGGTAGGGCATACAATCCTTTAATTGATATTCCTGCAAGTAGCCTAGCAAAACAGTCTGGTATTGGTAGAACATATCAAATTGCAGCAGAAATGCCTCAGAATTATCCTAAAGATCAAGTATTTCAGAGTTATCTTGCTGATCCAGAATATGCGCCTATTATTAAACAATTAGGCATTAACAATTATGATGACCTTGTAGAAGCATCATATAAGCAGTTAGAAAAAGAAACACAAGAGCAATTCAAGTCTTTGCCTGTCAAGATGTCATTCCATGAAGGGAATCTAAATTACAATGATTCTCAAGAAATGTTAAGAGACATCATTGGACACAACCATCTCACAGTATTTAGAGGTGGTGATAAGCATGAATTTTTAAATAAAGTAGACAAAACTACAGGACTAAATAGCAACGAGCAGTTTAGGGCTGTACACGATTATTTTGGTCATGCAGTACGAGGTAATCCATTCGGAGCTAAAGGCGAAGAAATAGCCTGGGCATCCCATGAGCAGATGTATAGTCCATTGGCAAAAATTGCCATGACATCTGAAACAAGAGGTCAAAACTCCTTTGTAAACTATACCCCTGTTAATGCAGAGCTTTATTCTCAGATGGAGGATTTAAGAAAGCTGCAACAGGAAGCAAAAGCAAGAGGCGATGCAGACTCCATTAAATTCTTAGCCGATGAGCTAAAGAAAAAAGGCGATATGTGGGGATATGCTAAACAAGCAGCAGTCCTATTGCCAGCAGAATATACAAAACCACAGTTTGCCGGTGGTATGCCAGATTATTTAATAAACGCTGTAGAACCTAAATTTGGTGTAGAAGAAACTCTTACACACTTTAGCAACAAGCCTGATTTAGATGTGCTAGATCCTACAAAATATGGGTCTGGCATCAAAGGACAAGAAGCAAGAAGGTTAGCTGAAACCATAAACCCTGTAACTGGCAGATCATATGCTTATAGAGGCGCAACAGAACAAGTAACACCAGAGCCAGGATTGGGTCGCTATCCGTATCAGATTCAAGTACCTGGACTATACGATATTACAAAAGATCCAGAGCAATTAGGACTTTTAGCAGCAACAAGAAATACTACAAGTTTTTTATCGCCATACAACAAGGGTTTATTAGATCCGCAACAGAGTTTGACAGACCTAGAAAGATTAACAAGAGAATATGGCTACAGAGGGCTATTAGACCCTACTAAAGCCATATTGTTTAATCCGACTGCAATTCGATAGCAGATAGTTCAGAATCTACATAGTGCTTGGCAATTTCATGCCAGTTTACAGTTCTGATTGCTGAGTTGATGATGTCGGCATAAAAGCCAGATTCTATATCTGGTGCAACATCAAGAAATAAGTTTTTAATGTAGTCAGCAACATGACAAGTAATATCGTCTGGGTCATCGTAGCTGCCAAACAAATCAGAAGTATGAAGTGCAATTGTTTCGGATAACCGCCAATCATTGTCAATCCAAAGATTAGCGTTCCAAGTTTCATAATTAGACCAACCATAATATTTACTCATTTGATTCTCCTTTTAAGTGAGTTTGTAGAATATCAGAAAGTTCTACATTTGTATATCACAAATCTGTTGTAGAATAGCAACATCATCAACCATCAACCCTTAGGGAATGGAATGGAAAACTCTACAGAAAACAATAATCTACAAGTTGAGCCAACTAATAAAGGTGGCGCACCTACAGGCAACCAGAATGGTAAGAAGGGAAAACTCTTTTACGATGCACTAAGAGTAGCCCTAGTACAAGAGGATCGAAAGAAACTCAGGAACATTACCGAGAAGTTAGTCAAGTCAGCAGAAGCCGGAGAGCCTTGGGCAATCAAGGAAGTCATGGACAGGATAGATGGTAAGCCTGTTAACACTACCGAACTAAGCAATGCAGAAGGTGGCATCTTTAAGATGGTGGTAGCTTGGGAGAAGTAGAGTACGCAGACGATGAGGTAAAACGAGTCGTTATCCCTTACAAGCCAAGAGAACCTCAGTTACAGATCCATGAGGCGATGGAGAATAATCGTTTCGTAGTGGTAGTGGCACACAGGCGCATGGGTAAGACAGTACAGGCTCTAAACGCGCTGATTAAAGCAGCGATGGAGAACGATAAGCCTAACCCTAGGTATGCGTATATCGCGCCGACATATAGCCAGGCAAAGAGAGTAGCTTGGGATTACCTTACAAACTTCTGTAGACCATTGGATGCAACAGCCAATATTGCGGAATTAAGAGTAGATTTTTACGGAAGGAGAATCCAGCTTTATGGCTCGGATAACCCAGACTCTTTGCGCGGACAATATTTCGACTCTGTAGTGCTAGACGAAATTGGCGATCAGAATCCTAAGATTTGGAACGAGATCATTAGACCGGCTCTTGCAGACAGAAAAGGGTCGTGCTTGTTTATCGGCACACCCAAGGGAAACAACCACTTCAAAGACTTGTTCGACAGAGCAGGCAAAGAAGAAGGATGGAGTGCATTACAGTTTAAGGCAAGCGAAACAAAGCTGCTAGATGAACAAGAGTTATGGTCTGCCAGAAAAGAAATGGGAGACGATAAGTACAATCAAGAGTTTGAGTGTAGTTTTAATGCAGCAGTAGAGGGGAGTTACTATGGAAAACTCATCAACGACCTCGAAGAAAAAGGTAGACTTTGCGACATTACGAGAGATGATCTCTGTAGAACTTATGTGGCTTGGGATTTGGGTATGGGTGATAGCACAGCGTTGTGGGTGGCACAAGCAACAGGACAAGAAGTAAGACTCCTAGACTATGTAGAAAATCATGGTCAAGGACTTGATTGGTATGTTAACTGGCTAAAAGACAATAAGTGGGAGAAAGCAGAACAACTCCTACCACACGATGTAGAAGTAAGAGAACTAGGCACAGGCAAGAGCAGATTGGAAGTGTTGAGAGAAGCTGGACTAGATGTTCGGGTTCTGCCAAGACTTTCTGTAGATGATGGTATTCAGGCAGTTCGTAGACTCTTACCGAAATGTTGGTTCAATATGCCACAGGTAAAGCAAGGGCTAGACTGCCTTAGGAACTATAGGCGCGATTACGATGAAAAGCGTAATGTCTTTTTTGACAAGCCAATGCACGACTGGGCAAGTCATGGAAGCGACAGCTTTCGTTATTTAGCATTAGGAATGGAACAAAACACTACTTGGTCGCAACCGATAACAGTAAAAACTTCATGGATCGTATAAATGGATGAACAAAAACTAAAGGTCATTCTCGAAGCAGAGATAGACGATTCTATCGGCTATGTAGAGACCGAAACAGTAGAGCAACGCACAAAGGCGATCAACTACTACAATCGTTACGAGTATGGCAACGAGGTAGATGGTCGTTCTAAGATCGTAACAGGCGAAGTAGCCGAGGTCGTAGATGGTGCTTTACCTCAGTTAATGCGTATCTTTGCTGGATCAGACGAATTAGGTCGGTTTGAGCCAAGGATGCCAGGAGA